CATTTGAAAAACTATAAGTGGCCGTTGTACTACCATTAGTGACTAAGTCTGCTGAATGCGTTCCAAGTAAAACATAATCATAATTTGTTCCATCAGCTAATGTTGTTCTAAATTTTTGTCCACGATTTAATGTTATAGTCGATGGTAAAGTAGATGGACTATCAAATGCACCCGTTTCATTTGAAGCATTAATTGTAAAATTAATAGTTGCTCTTGGCGATAAAATAGACCTCGGAGTATATCCTAATAGTTTTGCTCTTGTAACTATATTACCACGTATTTGAGCTGAATCAAGGAATGATTCATTTAATGAATAGTGAGCATTCAAGGCATTATAATGTGTATTATATGCTAAGACATCAAGTAATACACTTAGTCCTGAACCATCAAAATTATATCCAGTAAACTCATCTTGAGTTTTAAGATAGTTCTTTAAATTCTTTTTAATTTGATCGAAATCTAATTCTGTTACATTTAAGTTATTTGCCATTATCTTAACCTTCTTAATACTATTTCGACAGAATCATCTATGTCGAATTCTTTTATTCTAAATTGTAATTGTATTCTATATCTATTCTGATCAGCTTCATCTTCAATTAATATATTTTGAAGAATAACTCTTGGTTCAAACCTCTTAATTGTAGATTTGATTTGATCTTTTATTAAACCCTTTGTAATTGCATCTGCAGGTTCAAATAATAATCCTCGTAAGTCCGCTCCTGTACTTGATTGGAATGGTCTTTCGTATCTATTAGTTTGTAATAAATTTTTTATAGAATTTTTAATTGCATTATCATCACGTAATGGTATGATATCTTTACGGATTGGATGTAGTGTCAAAGATAAATCTATATCCGTAATAGTTTTTTTACGGCTATCAATACGTGCCTTTTTAAGGTCCCCACTTATTGTTTTGTCTTGTGATAGTAATGCCATATAGTTATTTATATAAGTTACTCTGAACTTTGATCAGGTTGTGTGGTATTTGGTAACGGAGATTGAGTATTATTAATCAATACTTGAACACTTGGAGGTAAATCTATTGTCTTTGGAAATCCAATCAATGTAAGGAAATCACAAAAATCAAATGTAATCCATTGTGTTAAAGCACCTAATCCAATAGCATCAAAAAATGAGGTTACCTTTTGCATCCATAATTTAAATTGATATGTTTGCCATTCTTCTGCAAATTCTCGAGCTCTTTTTAATAATCGTTCTTTTTCAAATTCAGGTATTTCTACATTATCATTAAACTCACCACCTAATAAGTCATATAATGTAAATGTAAATATTTGTATTGATTTAAGTTCATCAATACTTTTATTTCTTATTAATGATTCTAAATCAAGTTCTAAAAGACCAGGTAAAGGAGCACCCAAATCAAGGGCGTCCCATATATCTCCAAACTCACTAATAAGACCAGAGAATCCTCCATGCATTAATAAATTCATTTTCTTTGCAACTTCAGATCTTAAAAAGTTTCTTATTGATTCTTTTTTAAAGTCAGCTGTTTCAAATTTATTCCATACTTTATATTCTTCTGGAATTAAATCATATATACTATCGACTTGATTTAAGGGTATATTATCCAATACACTATTTGGATTTGATAAAAATTCTAATATGTCAAAAGTAATACCAAGTATTGTAACATTAAATTCAATCGTAAATACATCATTAATTAATTCTAAAATTTGTCTTTGAACATACATAGGATATTCAGCAGACAAACGAGTAATTATAATTTCCCACTCAAGTTCTGGTATTTCAATCTTTTCAAAATTTGGATCGTATATAGTTAAAAGCTTTCGTATATCTTCTAATTGTTTTTTTAAATCTTCTAAATCATTTTTATATGAATACGACGCCAGCCCTGCAAATAAATTTCTTAAATTGGCGGGAGTTGGTAGTAATACATTGGGACACTCAATTTGTGGTAATGATATAGTAGGAGCTGACATTATATAACTCGAGTTTTTAGTATTGACTTAACTTCTATTGTTCCATCTTCTTGAAATTTTATATATGAACCAGTTTTATGTGTAATTCTTATTTGTTCTGACCCACTACTATTATCGATTTCTATTTTATGACCAGCTTTAGATTCATATACTTTATTATCTATTGAAGCATACGATGGTATATCACGAGTTCCGTCTGTTTTGGTTGCAATACTTCCCATGATAATAGCATCTTGAGCTGAAGGACCATCTCTAAAGAATCCAACAACCCATGAACCAACTTCTAAATGATGATTACCACCAACACCTTTGAGTGATGCTGAAGTATTTGGCATCATTACTGTGGACCATGGAAGATTTTTCTTTATTTCTTCATCCTCTTCATTAAAATAGCCATAAGGAAACACTTTTACTCTATTTAAATTTTTAGGATCGTTAATATCTTCAACTCTACCAATAAACCATGCAAATTGTCCATTTAAAAATTGATCATCACCTCTATTCATTTCTTACTCTCCTTGTATCTAATGATGTGATAAACGAATCTTTCTTAGCAGATACGACCATGGTATATCCACTTGGTTGAAATAAATGTTCTACTGTAGTTACTAAATGTCTACCACTTAATACTTCTGATAAATTATTAAGAGTATCTTCTATTTCAGCTACACGTAATAATTCTAAATTAATTACAGCTCCAGCATGTAAATCAAAGTCACCAGGAATTTCAAACCTTTGTGCAGTAGTATCATTTAATGCTTTATGTGACATCATTTCACCTAGTGATTTCGATGTAATATTTTCATGATAATTATTACTATCATCAAACGCTAAAGTATTTTTATTAATAAAATAATTTCTTCCTTCTGTAAATGTTTTGATATCTGTATTTGCAATTTTAGAATCACTTGCTAATGGTGGATTTTCGTTTAACAAATTTTTATTTGCAAACTCGTATTTTGTTTTATTATATTTTTTTTCTGCAATATCAAGATGATGAACCGTAGCACCATAAGAACCTTCTGCTCCTGAATAAAATTTTGACATTTTAATTTCACTACGATCTCGAGTAATCTTTTTTTGTAATTCTTGAAAATATGCTATTTTTCCTGTATCGTCATCTTCATTTACTGGTTTCTCTATATTAAAAAATGGCTTATTATCATATGTATTATATATGCTATCACTGATCATTTCTTTCTTTGATCTACAACATATTTTACCATTTGCTTTTTGATAAAAATAATATGGCGTTCCTCCATCATCTGCATTACGCAATAACCAATTAATTGCAAAGACAGGTTTCATACGAGGTATTATACATTTAAAAGCTGTTCCGCTCTTACTTATTTCTAAATCTTTATCGCTTATACTTAAATCACCTGTACATATGTTTTTAATACTATTTTGGAAGCTTCCTGAAACATGTTTTGAAATTGTTTTATATTGATTTAAATATGCGAATTCAGGTATACAGGAAAGTGTGTATGTTAATGTACCCGGATTAATTCTTTTATATCCAGCAATTTCTGCAATAATAACTTCTCTTTCAAATTTTTTTAATTCACCATTGGGCTCTTTTCTTGATATAATAAATTTTATTTTTTCTGTACCATCGAGTTTTAATAAATCAATAAAATCGTGTGTATCTACAATTGATATATTTACATGTGTTGCTACCCTTCGAATACTTTCTACGATTTTTATTTGTGCTACAAGAGAATCAATAAAGATTTCAGTACCATCGCGTAATATAAGAAGACATTTATCAAAATCAAAATTAGTTGGTCCTTGTGAAAAGCCACCAGGATAATGATTAGTTGCACTCTTAAGCATTTATTAAATTCTCAAATGTTTTAGCAAATTGACCTATATAATTGGGGTCAATAATTTTTAGCTGTGATCGTTCTTCATTGAGTTCTATTTCATGTTGTTGATATGATACATAACTTAATTCTGAATCAGCAACTGCGCCAGGAATATGTAAAGCATTTGTCTGTGGTCTTTTCTTTGCATCATTAGTTTTATAATAATAGTAAGGTGCTTCTTTATATTTAAATACTTTATAAGAACGAACAACATCTCCAGAAGTTGCACCTTGAATTGTTTCATCAATATTATCATCACCTTCACCAAGATATGCAGTAGCATTTACCATATCTCTTAC